AAAATAAAAACATAATCTATGTTGGTTCTCAGGTTGGGCGGAATGCCTAACGGATATTGCATTGTGATGATTAACATGACCTTCCAATGGCGCCCATTCATAAACAACAAACGCATCATCTTATCACGGGTCCATGTTTGGTCATACAAGCAATCATCTAAAATAACAAAAGTTCTTGGATCAATGGTTGTTCTTTTGTAAGTTTCTATCTCTTTGTTTACCTGTTTCAAGACAGTTTTTTGACGACGTAAAATGTTCTCGATTAACACAGTATTATACTCTTCATGAATAAACAATTTAGGAACGTGTTGAGCATAAAAGCCATTACCAGCTTCTGTTCCTGAAATAACAGTACCAATTGGAATATCTTGATGATAAAACAATAAATCGCGAACCAAATAAGATTTACCCGTGTCACGGCGACCAATCATAACAATAACAGGACCCTTGTTCTCATCTGGCTTAAATGTGATCTCGCGCATACTGAATTTCTTCAATTCTAATGTCATTTGATATATCAATATAAAGATATTAGATTTGTATTAAGAATACGTATTCAATTCGGCAAAAAGGAGAAATTTTAAATATATAAACCACTTATAGTCTTTCATAAATAGAATGGCACAACCCCCTAAATTCAGCATCCATTATAAAAAAACTAAAACAATCGACTTGGAATCTTTAGAGAAAACCTATTTACCCGACCAAGAAGATACCGAACATAATTACAACCCTTACCGTATTAAGAATCTACAAAAATACAACCCTATTTACTCTCAGTTTTTCGAATTAAATGAAAACAATTTTAACAGCATTACTTTGAATCATACATATTTATTAAAAACCCTAGATTTGGTACTTGATATTGAAACCAAAGAACCCGTATCGAAACCTACTTTTATAAAATATTCACCACTTTTAGATCCTCTTCGATACATGACTGGAAAGTATAAAACAGAAATCGAGAACATTAATGCATTGCCTCAAGTAATTACAGACACAGCCAATGACTCACAAAAAGTTCATCCTAAGATTTTGGATTATAACAATTCTGCATATACAGATAATTTTTTCTGTTATTTAGCAAATCAGTGCCTTACCACTCACGGATTTGTCCATGGACTTGAATATTATGGATCATATTTGGGTGTACAAGAAAAACATAAAATGAATGTCACTGACGATTTGGATTACTTGACTGGGTCTTCTTTTTTTGATAAGAATTTAAATAGGCTTTACACATTATCTGTCTCACAAGAGAATGAATTTACAAATTTTGGTTCTCGAAATAACAAAATGAAACTTCGCATTTCTAATTCAAATGATCATAACATTACTGCTATCTCAATTGACGACTTAAATAAAACAGACGTTATTGAAATCAATTCTGCGGCCAATCATGAATTAGTTTATGAAAAACCTGAAAATGAAAAAGACGTTGAAAGTAATAGTGATAGTGATAGTGAAAGTGAAAGTGATGATGGATCTATTGATAGCGCCTCTAGTGAAAGTCATAGTGATAATCATAGCGAATCGAGTGAAAGTGATAATGATAGTGGATCGAGCGAATGTAGCGATAACGTTAGTAAAAGCGAAAGTGATTGGGAAACTGAAAGTGAATACGAAGACGATGAAATTAATAAATATGCTTATATAAATAATTTCCCTGTGCAATTAATTTGTCTTGAAAAATGCGACGGCACATTGGATGAACTCTTCGAAAAAGGTAAAATAGGAGAAAAAGAGGCATCTGCAGCATTATTCCAAGTCATCATGACATTATTGGCCTACCAAAAGATGTTCCATTTTACCCATAATGACCTTCATACAAATAATATCATGTTTAAAAAAACAGATATTGAGAACCTATATTATAAATATAAAAATGTTGTATATAAGGTTCCCACGTATGGAAAAATATATAAAATTATCGATTTCGGTCGCGCTATATATAGATTTAACGGAAAAGTTTTCTGTAGCGATAGTTTTGGCCCAGGGGGCGACGCATCGACCCAATACAATTGCGAACCATTCATGAATGACCAAAAACCACGAATCGATCCTAATTATAGTTTTGATTTATGTCGGTTAGGTTGTTCTTTGTATGATTTTGTTATAGATGACGATGAGAACCCTGACAATTTTAATGAATTACAGAAAACAGTTTTTAGATGGTGCACTGATGATACAAATCGTAATATTTTATATAAGAAAAATGGCGATGAAAGATATCCAGGATTTAAATTATATAAAATGATTGCTAGAACTGTACACAATCATACACCAGAGACCCAGCTCGAGTTCAAGTATTTTAACAGATTTGTAATAGACAAAAAACAAGAAATAGAGAACCTAGTAGATTTAGATACCCTTCCAAATTATGTTTTCTAGTTATTATATAGATGAAAGTATTTGAAAAAATAATAACGAGAAAAAACACAACAAAGAGGAATAAAAAAATAAAACGTAGAACCATTCGACGTGGTGGTATGGTTGAAGAAAGCGCACTATCGTTAGAGTTTACACCACCTAAGTTAGCTCCACATTATGAAAACGTTGTTTATGGTGAAAAATATAGTTTTTTACCTGATCGACATAAAAGTAAAGTTGCGGAAGGTGGATTTGGATCTGTTCATAAAACAATTTCACCACAAGGCACTCATTATGCTACTAAAATAATAAGAGTGGGAAAAGAATTAACCAACTATATGAAAAAAAAAGAGCGAGAATATGAATTAAAATTACATAAAGATCCTTACGAATTGTATGATGAATTATTAAAAATTAGAGAGGAACGATTGGCTTATAAAATAGCATCTATAGAAAATGAGGTTAGTATTTTACAAAAACTCAGTTCCTTTTGCGGCCAATATGTATTATGCTTTGTTGGACTGTTTAAAAAGGAAGACCCTTTAGAATATTATTTGATAACAGAGGGACTTTTTAATTATGTAACGTTATTCAATTATATACTCGAAAACGTTGAATATATAGAAAGTATTCAAAGTATTCGTGATTTTATGGATGAACCACGGCGAAAAAAACTTGAATTATCAATTGCTGGTTCTCAATTATTTAATCAAGATAAAGATAAACATACTCCAGCGTTGCTATCTATGCATTTTATAGAATTAGTAAGTAATTTATGCAATGGCCTACATTTATTACACGATTTGGGTATAGCCCATCGTGATATTAAACCTGAAAATATTATGATTTTTCCTGAAACGCGTCAAATAAAATATATTGATTTTGGTATTTCTTGTGATTCTTCTTCCACATTTGATGTTTTTTGTAAACGAAAGTTAGTTGGCACTTTGAATACCATTGATCCATATTTGAATAAAATATCCAATGACAGTATGAATCATGACATGGCGATTAATGCTGATTTATGGAGTCTAGGAATAGTCATTTTTTTCTGTATCGCACAAAATTATCCTTATCAATTTTTAGATGCACATGCACGCATAGACTATAGAGATTTTAACGAATTGATTAGATTATATACAAATGAAAACTCTAGTTCTATATGGAATCAACGAAATGTACTAACTATTTTTGAAATTGTAAAACAACATCACAGAAAAAGCGAAGAGTTAAATAAACAAACTCATTTGGCAGATAATAAACGTTATTCTTCTGCGTTATTGGAAGAATTATTATCAGGCAATAGATCAAAAAGAACCCTACATATTGCACAAGAAGCTAAACCATCCAAAAAATCTATGAAGAAAGCTGCTGCTCTTGAATTGACAGATGTGCCAATCGTGAGTGGTCCTGAAGAAGCAATTGCAAAAGCGGAAGAAGAAGCCATGCCTTACGCAGTAAAAAAAAAATCAAAGAAATCAAAACGCAAAACCAAAAAAAATCCTCTTACTCCAATTGCTGAAGACGAAGATGAAGCCGCATTATTAGGAAAAGCATTGGTAGAAGATTTAGATGAATAAAACTATATAAATCTATATTTTTATAATATAAAAATATGGATATTACAAAATTAGATAGATTACCACTCGATGTTGTAAATTATATTTATTCTTTTCGTCCCGCATATAGAATTGATATGTGGTATAAAAAATATCATCAAAACTATACATTTTTGAGAACAATCTCTAACCATAATGAAAATAAAAAAGATACTATATACCATTTGTTTTATAGATTTTTTCCATATGAAAAATTATATTCAGTAATCCACATAAAGCATAAAGAAAGACTATATGATTATAATTGGAATTGGATTGAAGATGTTACAGATACAGATGAAGTAATTAATGAAATATTAGAGAAATTTACTACACTTTATGTAGATGATAAAAACCATTACCCGCTTTACAAATTACATTTAAATTATATGGTTATGGCGAAAATGATACAGAATAATGAACCCATATAATATACAATGGAAGATCAATGCATTGGTGATAACCAAGTATCTAACGATAAACTTGTATCTACCGATAAACTTGTATCTACCGATAATCGTGGTCCTTGGTACTGTTATATTTTACGAAATAAAAATCCAAAATATAGCCATTTAACATACAACGGCTCTACAAATAACCCTAAGCGTCGGCTTCGTCAACACAACGAAGAAATCACGGGCGGAGCTAGATATACTCACGGCCGTGGCGGTGGATGGGAAATTTATGCCCTTTTATCTGGCTTCCCAGACCATAAAAACGCACTTTCTTGTGAATGGCGCATAAAACATACCAATGGCAAACCAGGAAAAAGACCACCGCAACATTGTGGTGTGGATGGTCGCGTAGCAGCTCTTAACGACATCTTAAAATTAGAAACATGGACGAAACAATGTATGATTCGAAATTGCGATATGTCGTTGAATTTATATTTGGCAAATGATGTAAAATATCTATTAGATCTATCAACATTGCCTCCCAATGTGAATATGTTGGATCAAGAACCTATGGAATTGATCGCATAAAACATTTCTCCTTTTTCTAATTTAAATCTATTATTTTATAGAATAAATATATAATGATACCAATTATCGTAGCAACATTAGCACCAATAGTAAATTCGATTCAATTATTTCCCCAATTATACAAAACTTATATAACAAAAAGTGTAAAGGATTTGTCATTATACTCTTTATCACTTATTCTAATAACTAATTTGCTTTGGTTGCTGCATGGGTATTTCATAATTGATATTTCACTAATTGTCGCAGGATTAGTTAGTATGATAATAAATGTAGCACTATTAACGTTATTTTTTTTTTATAGAAAAAACGGGCGCGTGAAACATTAAAACTCGATATAGAAATATTCATCGCCAATAACTTGCCTTAAAATCATATTCAATGCTCGGTTCTCCATTTTCTGTTGAATATGTGCCTTTTTTACTTCATAGAATCGCCACATTTCATTTAGGCGCACATCATATCCTTTTTCAAAGTCTTTCTTTTGTAAACTTCTAAAATATTTGAAATGAGCTAATTTGAATCCATCGCTGCGCTGTGTAGATTCTAATTTATTGAATGTAGCTATTAGTTTTTCAATTCTTTTATTTGGTACAATAGTAAATTCGTCCTTTTCTAAAGTTAAACATTGTATATAATATTCTTTACCTGGTAGCAAGTCATTATGTGATACTGGTTCCATTTTATTTTATTTCATCAAAATAGCGATGAAATAAAAATCAATTTTTCTGGTTACGATCTATAAGTTTACGATCTATAAGTTTACGATCCACAAGTTTACGATCTAAATATATATTTGAAAACATTGGTCTTAAAACCATTAAATCCGCTACTTGCCGAAACAGTATACGCACCAAAGTTCTCCACATATACCCATTCACCTATCGCCAATTCTGGTAACATAATTTTATCCGCAATCAAATCTATACTATCACACGTAGGTCCAAACAATCGACTACATAATAATTTACCATCTCGTTCATTAAATGGCAAAATGGTAGGTTTATAATGATCAAACATAATACAATTAAATGAATTATACACACCATCATTCAAATAATACACAATGACATTTTCACCCGAAATATCATCAATAACACGTTTTTTTCCAATAACATTGAGAACCAAGGTATGACTTCGTTGTGCAAAATAACGCCCTGGTTCAGCTATAAATCGAATCGACCCCGCCAATAATTCGCCACCAAAAAAATCTGCCATTCCATCATTTACACATTTTGCAATATCTTCAAAACGAATCGCATTATCTAGTCCTGGAAAACCACCACCTATATCTATCACATCTATTTGAATTCCTAGTTTTATAGCAATATCTGTAGCCTTACGACAATCTCGAATGGCTTCATAAAAATTTGACGCACATGAACATCCACTTCCTACATGAAAACTAAATCCCACAACTGCTAATTTTAATGTTCTCGCGATCGTTAACAATTCTTCTACTTCAGTTAATTTACAACCAAATTTCTTATTAAATTTACATACACTTTTGCTATCATCCACTGCCAATCTCAATACCAATTTCGCATAAGGGTGATATAACTTTATTTTATACAATTCCTCTTCGCAATCAAATGTCATAAAATCTACGTCATTTGCTCTAGCATAACGTATTTGCGATGACATCTTACACGGATTCGCAAAAATAATACGCGACGGATCTTTGGTGATTTCGATAATGGTTTTCATCTCGTTCTCACTGGCGCAATCAAAATTCGCACCCAATGACGCCAATGCTTCGATCAAAACCAAATTTGGATTACATTTCATAGCATAATATGGATGAACATCTGGCAATAGTCTTGTCCATGTAGCGTAGGCATTGGTAACTTCGCCCAAATCAATAATATAAAACGCATGTTCACTTTGATTATCTTCTAGAAAGTCATTGATGATGTCATATGTATCGCGATCAGAGCCGTATAATTTCACGTTGTATTTTTGCAAAAGGGCATTATCGAGTGATTTATATTCTGTGATTTTTGTATCCACGATGGGGCGATTTGTGGGAACAATGTTTTGACTAACATCTTCTACGAATTCCATATTGTTTATATGTATGCGGTATTTTTTGTATTGTTTTACAAAAAATATCTATAATTGCACGATTATCTATTTCATACACTAGTAGGAGGAGGAGGTAAAGGGCCAGTTGAATTTCCAAGACTCTTCATAGCTTTATCTCTTTTTTGCTGAATTTCAAAAAGAGCAAAATCTGTTCCAGTTACTTGTTGTCTAGGCGCTTGTCTATCGGAATCGGTTTCACCAAGGCGTCTAGGTGCAAACAAATCTAATTTAACATTATCGAACGCGCCTGAATCCATCAGTTTTTTAGCAAAGGCGGCTTTCTCTTCATCGGATTTGTTAATTTGTTCCAACAAATCACTATCGCTACCAATTGCCTGTTTTAACTTACTCTCATCAATTTCAGCGTTATTTGTCTTGTCATCTGTCAACTTTTTGAAACGCGCGGTAAGATTTTCATGAAACTCACCATCGTTAGTAAAGAAGTTATTTAGAATTTCTAAATTTAAAGAACTCATATCAATTCCTGTAAAAACAAAATGCTTAATATGGAATTTTAAATGAACATATCCAATTCCGAAACCACTACCATCATCTTTTTCTTTTAAAAACAAAACTGCTTTTAACGATCTGTTTGTATACAATGCATTAAAAAAATTGTTTTGTTCTTCTTCTGATTTAAATGTAATATTATTAAAATCTTCTTTTTTTATTTCCATGGATGAATTTACAGAAAAATAATTTTTTAATTTACAAATTAGTGCTTTAATTGTACGAACGTCTCTATCGT